CTGCTTCGACGTCGGGCCGCTCTTGTACTTGCCGCCGGCCTTCTTGTACTCCTGCGCCACCATCTGCGCCTTGCGGGCGGACCACTGGCCGGGCTTGCCGCCCTTGCCGCCCGCGAGGACGCGCTTCTTGATGCGCTCGCGGAGCGCGGGGTTCGAGTAGACCTGCTTCAAGGCGGCGCGTCGTTCCATCACTTCCCCCGCTTGTCGGCGGCCTCCATCTGCCGCACGACCTTTCCGGCCCACGCCTTCCCAGCCTCGCCACCCCAGAGTAGGCCGGCGACGTAGCCCTTGTCTTCCTTGGGCGACTTCCCTGCGTCGAGCTTGTAGTCGCTGGCGTGGCGGTCGAAGTACGCCTTCATTCGCTTCACGGTGCCGGGGCTCATCGTCGCCCCCGCCTTGAGGTCGGAAGCGCGCTGCACGCCGGAGCCGATGCCTTGGGCCGCAGCCTGCTTCACATCGAGCCCGGCCTTCTGCGACTTGGACTGGTCGCGGCGCAGCATGAGACCGCGAACGGCCGCCGCCGACACGGAGGCCGGAGGCTTGAAGTTGATGTGCCCGTACTTCCCTTCAGCCATGTCAGCCTCCTTCGATGGCGGGGACGACACCCAGCCAAGCCAGAATCCACTGCTTCCAGCCCGACAGCGCGGCGGACTTCGGCAGCGCCGCTTGGTGCTTCGCCGCCCGCTCGCGCAGTCGGTCGACCTCGCTCGGCGTGAGCACCCACGTCTCGCTCACGCCATCAGGCGTCAGCACGGTGACACGGTAGTAGTGAGAGATGTCCATGCGTCCTCAACGAGGGAAGTCGACCTTGTAGTTCTTCTTCTGAGCCGACCGCATGTCGTCCAGCATCTGCCCCAAGCGCTCGCGGGTGTCGGACTTCTCCATCGGGCCCGGGCTCTCGGTGGGCTCGTCGTCTTCCGACGGCTCGAGGGTCTCGCCCAAGCCGAGCTCGTCCATTATCGACTGGATGTTCTTGAGATACTTTCCACCGCTCGCCGCCGCGGTCTTCGGGATCTCGATGCCTTCCGCGCCACGCATGGTCGTGGATCGAGGCGAGGGCGCCGGCTGGCGAGAGCCGAGCATGGCCTCGCGCCCGTCGGGCAGAATGACGGAGACTTGGACGCTGCCGTCTCGGCCCGTCGTGATGTCCTGAATGTTGGAGCCATCGGGCAGCGTGTCGCCGATGGCGTAGCCGCGAGGCTTCGCGCCGCCACCGCCGAGGTCGCGAATGAGGGCGGAGCTCGTCTGGAAGTTCGGAGACACCGCTCCGCCCATGACGCTGTAGCGCTGGGTGGGGTAGCGCGCGGAGTCAGTCGGGGTGGACGCTGCCGTCATCCCGTAACGGGCGTTGTCGCTCTCGCGGGCCTGCGCCTTCGCGTCTTCCTTGAGCTTGTAGTAGTCCGCCATCGCCGCCCCCTACTTCTTGAGCTTGCCCAGCACGATGCCCTTGAGCATCTGGCGCTTCGCGTCGTCCTTGGACTTCGCCGGCCCCTTGTTGGGCAGCGTCGTGTTCTGGATGTCGGTGCCGATCACTTGTTCATCTCGCCAAGTGTACGGGCGAGGACGAGCTGCTTGAGCATGGTCCGCTTGGTCTTGGAGAGCTTCTTCTCGCCCTCTCCTTCGCCCTGGAGCTGCTCAATCTTCCCCTCGATCTTCTCTTTGGGGATGGTCTCGCCTTCCTTCGCGCCCATCTTCTCGCGGAGGGCTCCGGGGCGCTTGATCGCGTCCTTGATCCAGTTGTCCGCCATGTCGACCTCCGCGCCATACCATGTTAGCATGGCTATGGAGCATCCTATCGTGAGCGCACCCGTAAGTCTACCGGGCGGTGCACGCATCGCCGAAGTGCCGGGCCTCCACATGGGAAAGGTCCAGGCGCTGTTCTCCACCCCGTGGGCGTTCGTGTCGATGTGCCAGATCGTCCGTGAGGACGAGAGCATCGGCTACCTCGAGCCGACGAACATCCAGATGAAGTTCCTCCAAGCTTGCTCGGACCACCGTTGGGTGCTCTGCGACAAGTTCCGGCAGGCGAAGATCACCACGCCGAGCGTGATGCTGCTCCTGCGGGACTGCATGTACCTCCAGGGCGTGAAGGGCGTGCTCATCGCCGAGCGGCAGGACACCGCCGAGGACATCTTCGAGCGCATCCTCTTCGCCTACAAGAACCTACCCGACGACGTGAAGGTCCCCACCGAGGTGGGCCGCAAGCCGGGCACGACCCAGATCCACTTCGTCCACGGTGGCGGCATCAAGGTGCTGACGGCCGGCGGCCGCTCTCCGGCCGTCGGTCGCTCGATTGACCGTCTGCTCATCACGGAGTTCGGTGAGGCGCAGTGGCAGCGCAAGGCGGCGGCCAACATCTTCCCCGCCGTCAACAAGCGCACGAACGCCCGCGTCATCCTCGAGTCGACGCCGGGCAGCGCCGGCAGCCACCACGAGACCATGTGGCACAACGCGCTTGAGGGCAAGGGCCGCTTCCACCCCGTGTTCCTCGAGTGGTGGCTCGACCCGAGCTGTCGCGCCGACCCGCACGGCCTCAAGCCCACCGACGTCGAGCTCGAGTACATGAAGCGCCACCCCGGGATGGACCTTCACAACCTCGCGTTCCGGCGGCTGTCGCTGCAAACGGAAATGGGTAACGACGAGCGGCTGTTCACCTCGAAGTACCCGAGCGACTCTTACGACGGCTGGCTGGGCGGCGGCGCGCCGGTCATGCCTGTCGACGTGCTCAAGGAGAGCCTGCTGTCCTCGGTGGTTCCGCCCGAGCCGGTCAACAAGGGTGCGAGCCTGCTCGAGCGCCCCGTCCGCGGCCGCGCCTACCTCGTGTGTGCCGACCCCGCGGGCTTCGGCGCCGTCGGCGACAACAGCGCCGTCACGGTGTGGGATGCGACGGAACGCCGCGAGGTGGCGGTGTGGGAAGGTCGAGAGGACCCGGGCCGCTTCAGCGAGCGGCTGCTCAACCTCCAGCGCTTCTTCAACAACGCGCTCCTCGCCGTGGAGAGCAACGCCGCGGCGTGTATCGCCATGCTGAAGGACAAGGGTGCGAAGAACCTGCTGTGGACCGACCGCAGCCACCCAGGCTGGTATGCGACGGAGAAGCGCGTGCAGGAGGGCGAGGCCCGCCTCGTCCGGATGCTGCGCGACCACGAGCTGACCATCCGCTCCAAGCCGCTCCTGCACCAGCTCATCAACTACGACGGCAACCGAGGCAAGCGCGCCGCGAACAGCGACGGCACGACGCACCACTTCGACCTCGCCCGCACTGCCGTCATGGCGGCTGACATCCTGAGCCGGCGGCGGTTCACGGACGACGCCGCGCCCGTGCCGCAGCAAGACTTCGCCCCAAGCGACGGTGTGCGCGTTACAATCGCGGACCTCGACCGCTTCAAGCATCAAGAGCGCGCCTCGGCACGCAGCCCCTTTAAGCCCATCGCCAGGGAGTGGACATGAACCTCGCCAGCCTCATTGACCGGCACAAGCGCTACTACGAGCGTTCCGAGAAGAAGAACTTCGACAAGGCGCGCCGGTACTACCGCGGCGAGTTCTACACCTCCCGCAACGACATGAACGTGGCCGATGGCGCCATCCCGTCGTTCCTCTGCTCGAAGAACATGATCTACGCCATCGCCGACACGGCGGTGAGCGCGCTGTTGGGCCCCAACCCCAAGGTCGCGGCCAACCCCCGCAACCGCGAGAGCCAGGCTGCGCTGCCGCTCGTGAACGGGCTCATGGAGTACGTCTTCGACTCCAACAACATGCGGCGCCGTGCGGCCACTGCGCTCATCGACGCGGTGCTCTGCAAGCGCGGCGTGTTCAAGGTTGGCTGGGACAAGGGGGCTGACCGCCCCATCGTGCGCGTGCTTGAGCCCGGCGCGGTCTTCTTCGACCAGACGGTGCGCGATGTCGACGACATCCGCTACTGGCTCGAGGCCGCCGTCATCCCTTGGACCGAGTTCCAGCGCCGCGTGAAGAGCGGAGCGTACAAGAGCCCCAAGCTCTCCGACGTGACGCCCGACCGCTACCCGAAGTGGATCAGCGACACCTACAAGAACAACGACGTGTCGCAGCTCCGCGATGCGTTCGAGTGGGTGACGGTGTGGGAGTACTACGACCGCGAGAGCAACAAGGTCATCCACTACATCCGGCAGGCAGACGCCGTCGTGTTCGAGCAGGAGCTCGAGTACATCCCCTACTCGATGTTCAGCCTCAACCAGTCCGCCGTGGACTGCCTCGGCCTCTCCGAGGTCCAGCTCGTGCTCAACCAGCAGGAGACGATCAACGACCTGCTCACGCACATGAAGCAGATCGTCTACCTGATGATCCCGCGCATCCTCTACAACAGCGAGCTCATCACCGAGGAGGACCTCAACAAGGCGGTCGAGTCCTCCACGGGCAGCTTCGTCGGTATCAGCCCCACGAACGCTGAGGGCATCCGTTCCCTCGGCACGCTGTTCTACGAGATGCCCCTCCCGCAGGTCCCGGCCGGCGTGGAGAACTTCATCGCTCGCCAGGAAGGCGATGCGGCGTTCATCAGCGCGCTCGCCGAGGCGGCCCGCGGCCAGGTCGCCGGTGCCCGCACCGCCACGGAGATGGCGATCATCGACGCTCAGATGCGCACCCGTCTCGCGACGCGCGAGGGTCACATCAACAGCGCGCTCGAGGACGTCGCCGAGAAGTGCTTCTTCCTGAGCAAGAAGTACATGCGCGAGGAGAAGCTCGTGCGCGTCAGCGGGCACGAGGGCTGGAGCGAGGTCGGGCTCGCGGACATCATGGACGTGGACGTGAACTTCTCCATGGTCTCCTACAACCCCATCCGGCAGAACCCCTCGGTCATGTCCGAGACGCTGCTCAAGCTCTTCCCGGTGCTGGCGCAGGACCCGAACGTCGACAAGCGCCGGCTCATCGAGGAGCTCGTCAACGGCGTGGGCCTCTCCTCGAACCTGCTCATCCCCAAGGAGGAGCTCGAGGCGCAGGAGATGCAGGCGGCCATGATGATGCAGGCCCAGATGGAGGCCGCTCAGGGGGCGCAGGGCGGGGCTCCGGGCGGTCTGCCTCCCGGCGTGCCGCCTGAGCTCGCAGCGATGCTCCAAGGCGGCGCCGTGCCGCCTGAGCTCGCCGCTAACGAGACCACCACCGCTGCCAACCAAGGCCCGCCGCCCTCTGCCGCGATGGCGGCCCAAGGCCCGACCGCTGTGCCCGTCGCCTAGTCAGGAGAGACCACCATGCCCATTCAAGACCTACGGTGCCCCGTCTGCGAGGTCACCACCGAGAACGTGTACTACCGCATGTCGGGCGGGTTCCCCGCCTGTCCCGACTGCGGGGCGGAGCGCCGCGTGGATTGGAGCCACGGCTCCGCGCCGGCGGTGCACGGCCAAGGCTACGGCAGCTTCACGCCCATCGACATGGGCGTGCTCGGCAAGGCTGAGACCAAGGAAGACTTCGACCGGATGAAGAGCACCATCGAGAAGCGCTTCCCCGGCCACCGCATCGAGCTCGAGAGCGAGACCAAGAGCCAGAAGCAGGCCCGCCTCGACGCGGTGCGCCACGCCAGGCACGAGCGCCATGCCAAGCTCGGCATCGGCGGCAAGATGGCCGACGAAGCTCGTGCCGAGGCCGGCGCCAAGAAGTCCGAGGCTCGCCGGGCCGCCGAGAGCAAGAACCTTCCTCCCCCCAAGCCCAAGAAGGCTGGAGCGCCCGCATGAAGACCCCCGACATTCGCGAGGCCGCCCGTAAGGCGGTCAAGAACTCGCGCGACATCCGCATCATCGGCGAGATGCCCGGCTACGACGCCATCGTGCTGGAGAACCGCGCGACGGGAGAGCGCCGTCGTGTGCCGAACAAGTTCATGCTGATGGCGGGCAAGCACCCGAACATCGCGTTCGAGATGGTTCCTCCGAGCCAGGGCTTCGAGGAAATGGAAGAGAACGTCGAGGAGTAGCGGGCCGGCGCGTCCTCGTTCTACCTGTCCGGTTTCACTCAACCACGTTAGGAGGTCAACATGGCCGAGATGCAGAAGCAGGGCGGTATGCCCGGCGAGAACCCCAATGCGATCATCCCCCGTCGGGATGTGAAGCCTGTGGCGGATGAGCTCCAGCGCATCATGGAGGAGCTCGGCGAGGGAGACATGGGCCCGATGGGTGGCGCGCAGGGCGCCCCTGGCGAGATGCCTCCCGAAGGCGAGAAGCCGATGGCCGAGGGCGGGAACGACGAGGCGATGGTGATCGCCGACATGCTCGACGTGTCCCCGGACAAGGCGATGCAGCTCCTCGAGGCAGCTCGCGCCATGCCCAAGTTCGCCAGCATGAGCGCCGAGGAGATCGGCCAGATGCTCGCCAGCGACATGAACCTGCGCATGCAGGTCGAGAAGAACATCGGCGCGTCCCAGGACGGGATGGCGCGCGAGAAGATGGTCAAGGACCAGATGGGCCCCAAGGAGCCGCCGGTTCCCATGGAGCCCACGCCCGCCGGGGCGATGAAGAAGTAGAACCACCAAGGAGGTCAACGTGGACGAGATCGAGAACGTCGGGGCAGAGACGATGGAGACCGAGGAGGTCCAGCCGGAGTCCGAGCCAGTCGAAGAGGCGCCCAGTGTCTTTGACTGGAACGGCGAGCTTGACTCTCTATCGAAGGCCGACTGGTACGCGCGGCTGGACGAGCCCCTGCGCAACACGCTTACGCGGGGGTTCGAACAGAAGTACCGCAACTTCGAGCGGGGCTACACCAAGAGCTTCCAAGAGACGGCGCAGCGCCGCAGGGACATCGAGCGTCGTGAGGCCAAGCTCCGCGACGAGGAGCTCCGCATCCAGCGCTGGCTCACGGGCGACGCCGACCCCATGGCGGAGAAGCAGCGTGAGATCGAGCAGCTCAAGCTCGCTCACGAGACGGCGCTCCAGACGCTGCGGGATGAATACGACCAGTCCGTCCGCAAGGCGGCTGACGAGTGGACAGGCAAGTACGGCACCGCCGAGCGCGAGCGCGACGAGCTCCGGCAGAAGCTCGAGTCGTTCGAGTACGAAGCCCGCCAGGCCGAAGAGCGCCAGGTCGAGGCGGCGGTCACCGAGGTTGAAGACTGGCTGAAGAGCGAGGCGAGCGACGTCTACTCCAACGACGACGCCTTCTACGCCTTCTGCGTGTTGTGCACCGGTGGCCTCGACCCCGAGGACGCGGTCACCATGGTGCGTGCGAAGTTCGGCGCGCCGCCTCCCCCCGAGCCGGAGCCTGTCCCCGAAGCCATGAACCTGATGAACATGGGCCCCAGCCGAGCCGCCTCGACGTCGCAGACCGAGAACCGCTCCTACAAGGACATCATGGACCAGATGCGCCGAGCCGCCCAGTCGGACGAGTCGGCCTTCTACAAGGGTCGCTGATTGTAATATTCGCCTTGACGCAGTAGGCGTCTGGCGATACACACCTCATGCGCGGATCGTGCGTTCAAAGAAGACACGGGCTCTGAGAACAATCAATCCGCGTGAGTGCTGCTTCCATCGCTGTGTTCGTGGTGTGGGCCGTCGGGAGGGGAAACTCTTCCGGCGGTTTTACTTTGTCCCACACGGCAAAGAGACACCCCGCAAGTGTTCCCTGCGGGGCGTCATACGAGCGCGGAGACGTACTCGCGCCGCTCAGGTGAGGGTGCTCTACGCCCTACCGAGACTTCAATGCTTTCCGACCTTCACGGCGACCTTCACGACCGGCTTCTTGACCAGCGCAGAAAGGTCAACCGGCTTGACCTTCTTGGTCTTGCCGTCGCCCGCCATGTCTTCCATGGCCTTCTTCTTCATCTCGCCGACCTTGGCGTAGTACTCGTTCATGGCTACCTCTTCTTGGCAGGCGCGGTGGCCGGCTTCTTGGGGGTGCTCTTGGGCGCACTCTTGGCGGTCTGCTTGGGCTTCGGGCTCTTCGCCGCCGCGGCCGCCTTCGCCTGCTCTTCGCGAGCCTTGCGCGCCCGTTCGGCGAGCTCGGCTGCGAGCTTCTGCTGGTACTCGGCCTCGGAGACGCGGACCTTTCCGTCCTTGTCGAACCGCAGCTTGAGGAACTCCGGGTTCTCGACCTTGGGCGTCAGCGGCGTCTTAGACTTCAGGCGCGCCGCGATCTTGGGCTCGATGTAGTCGGAGTAGACGACGTAGTTAACCGCCTCGTCCGGCAGTTCCGCGGTGGGGTTGGCGCCCCACTCACGATACCGGCCGATGCCGGCGTTGTACGCCACGGCGCGGCCCTGCTTGGAGACCTTGCCCTTGACCCCCTCGGAGATGAGCTGGGCGGCGATGTCGGCGTCGCGCAGGAACGGGTCCTTGATGGACTTGTTCTCGAGCTTTCGGTTGTCGGGCATGATCTGAAACGGTCCGGAGGCTCCCTTCTCTGAGGTCTTCGGGTTGAGCGGGTTGGGCTCCGTCCGTGTCTCGACGATGTGCTTGGAGATGAGCTCTACCGGGTCGACGCCGTGGCGCTGCGCAATGGGCACCAGCGCCTGGTACAGGGGCAGCGCGCGCTCGATGTTGTTGTCGAGGTACGCCTGGCTGAGCGCCCGAAGAGCGGGCTTGGGCAGCTCAGCGAGCCGCGTCTCCGCCATGGCGAGCCGGCGCGCGGTCGCTGCGGGGCTCTCGTCTTCGTTGTTTGGCCGCGGCTTCGCCATGTCAGAACTTCATCACGGTCTTCTTGAGGAACGCGGGCGGGCCCTTCTTGGCCTTGGGCGCAGACTTGGGCTCCTCCGCGGGGAGCTCCTCGGTGTCCTCGCCCTCATCCTCTCCCTCGTCCTCGCTCTCGGCTTCCATCTTCTCGTCCTCGCCCTCGAGCTTTCCGCTCATGGCGAGCTGGTCGAGCTTGGCCGCGGTGGCCTTGAGCTGGGCGATGACGCTCTTGAGGTCCATGGACGGGGACCCCTTGGCCTTGTCCATCGTGGCGACGTCGTAGCCCTTCGGGTCGGTGTTCTCATCCTCCTGGCCCTCGGCCATCTCGAAGACGGCGGGACCCATGGCGAGGGGCTCTTCCGACATCATCGGATCGAAGTATCCGCCGGGCCCCGCGGCCTTCTTCTTGGCGAGGATAAGGATGGACCCGTGCATGCCTGCTCCGTTTGCGGTACAGTACCACCGCCATGAGGTTCGAGCAATACCGCTCGGCTCGGTTCACAGGAGGTAGGTCATGGCGGCATACGGTTGGATCGTTCGTAAGTTCATTCGCGACGGAGAGGTCACCACGGAGAAACTCGCGCCGGGCGCCATCACGGCGTCGAAGATCGCCAGCGGCTCCATCAACGGCTCCAAGATCGCGACGCTCGCCAACGCGGCCGGCGCGGGCACCGCCACGGCGATCACGCCCGGAGTGCAGTGCATCATGGGCATGAGCATCGCCGACGCGGCGAGCGCCATCTATGACTTCACTGTGCCCTTCAAGTGCGAAGTCCTCGACGCCCAGGTCATCCAAGTCGGCGCGGGCAACGCGGGCAACAGCGTCACGATCAAGAACGCTGCCGGCACGGCGATCACGAACGCCATGAACAACGCCACGGACAAGGGCGTCAGCCGCGCTGCGACCATCGACAACGCCAACAACACCATCGCCTCGGGCGCCGTGGTGAAGGTGGATGTGGTGAAGGCCGGTGGTGCGGCCGCGGTTGAGGTCTACCTCACCGTCGTGCCCGTCGTCTGATAGGCTGACGGACGACTGAGGGCCGGGGAGAGAGTTGATCTCGCTTCCCGGCCCTTCCTGCGTCAGGCGTTGGCCCACTTCACGGGCACGACGTGGCCTGGACCCCACGGGGTCTCCTGCACGACCATCTTCCGACCCCCCTTGTCGCTCCCAGGGAACGGATCGAGGTCTTGGAAGCTCCGCTTGGAGCTCCAGTAGAAGTAGATCGGCGTCCCATCGACCATGCCCCAGTACCGAGACCACCCATTCTGGGTGTAGTAGTCGTGAAGAACCGCCTCGGGGACCGGAATCTTGTCGTTCGGGCCCACTTTCGACCAGCCTTCGGGCGTCGCGAGGTCCTCGGCGTCCTCCGGAGGCGCAGAAACGGGCTGATCGTCGCGATTTTCGGGCTGATCTTGCCGATTTTCCGCCTTCGCGCCCGACTTGTGGGCCCGCTCGAGGCTATCGAGGCCCCGAATCAGCGCCATTCGGCCCACCGTCTCCGCCGTAACTTCGACTCCGAGCTCCTTGACATGCGGGAGCGCCTTGATAGTAGGAATAAGGCCGGTGATGCGTGCTTGAATATCGGCCTCGAGCCTGAGGGCCAGCAGTCCACGCGCTTCTGGGCCCGACTTCGTGTCGATAGAGCCGCCGATACGCTCGACTTGGGCTCGAGCCGAGGCGAACATGGCGCTTTCCAGGCGCTCCAGCCCGCCGCGCATGCCGGCGTCGTAGCTAGCCGCGTCGTCAAGGCGCTGCCGCATGGCCGTGTCGAGCTCCTTCGCTACTTCATGGCGCTTGGCGACCCTTGCGACGCCTTCTTCCGGCGTCTCGACCTCACGCAGCGCGGGCTTGTCGTTCTTCGACTGCTCCTCGTTGACCCAGTCGGTGAGCTGGCGCATGCCGGTCGCGCCGACGCCGGGGATAATGACGTCGTCTTGACCGTCGAACCAAGACATGACGTCGAGGTCCGTATTGAAACCAGCTTTCAATAAGGCGTTGCGCAGGCGGAGCGGCAGTGGAAGATCGCTGACTAGCATGTGTGTCTCCCGTCGATGAGCATGGTGGCCTCCAGGCAGACGGCGTAACACCGCAACGGTATGACGACCACGCCAAAGCGCGAGCAGGCTGGGCCGCGCAGCGGTCCTGCCAGCATGCGTGTTACCGGAGTGGTATGGGTGTTTGGAATTTTTTACTCGCCAATGGAAACGGCTTTCGGATTGGGGACCCCGGATCATCACAATCGGGGTATGGGGCCTTGTCGCTTCGATTACGCGGCGCGCGACGCGGCGTTGCGGCGCCGGCGCTGCGGTGGTGGCGCGCGCTTGCGTGGGCGGGGTGGGTCGCGCTCGCGGCGGGTGGGGCAAGCGAGCCGGAGCCGGAGCCGGAGCGAGCCGGAGCGTGAGCCGGAGCGGCGCCGCGCGTGGGCGAGCCGGAGCGGGTGAGCCGAGCCGAGCCGAGCCGTGAGGCGGACGCCCGAGCGAGCCGCGGCGGAGCGGGGCCCTAGCGGGGCTTGCCCACGATCCATTGCACGCGACGATCCGCGTGCAACGGATCGTCGGGCCTCACGTTGTCGAAGAGCGGGGGAGCGTTCCCGCCCCCACGATCTACATGTACCACGGGGCGCCAAATATGCAAGGTCCCGTAGCGCGAATATTGTCTTGTTCCCTGGTGAGCGCCCCCGCGGAAAATCGTGCGCCCCGCTCTTGCATGTTCCGGGCCCCGTGCTACATGTATTGTGTGCGGCGAGGGTCCTATCCCCTCCGACGCCGAAGCCCCTGAGGGGGCACGAGCCCCGGAACGACGACAAGCGAAAGTCTGAAGATTCTCCCTTGACGTACACCACGGGGCACGGTACATATAGAACATCAAGGGAAGGAACGCGGCGCCGCAAGGCTCGCAGCCCCTCCCCCGCTCTCTGACAACCTAGCCGCCACCGCGCGGACGCGAATAGGGGACGTTGCCCCTAGGTCTACACTCCGCCGCTTCACACGCGGCGGGTAGCCTTCAGGGCCCGTACCTGTGACGGACCTTGAGGCCTACCCGATAGCATACCGCAACGGAATATGTTACGGATAGTCGCGCCCTAGGGCCCCGCCGTTCAACGCGGAGCCCTTAGGGCTACCCTACCCTACCCCATACCCTAGAACGCGCTCCTGAGCGTTCCTAGGGCCCTTCCAGAGGAAGATACCATGCTGAACGATACCGATATCCTTTGGGCTCCGCGGAGCCGCAACGTCAAGACGGGCGACGTACCTACGGCGTGGGTCGGCCTGAGCAAGAGCGCGGGCCTTGAGTCGTGCCGCGGGTGCCCCATGGCCCCGCGGAGTGTCGGCGGCGACGGGTCGTGTTACTCGCATAGCGGCTCCCCCGCGATTGCGGCCTCTTCCATCCGGAAGGCTGCGGCCCGCGGCGTGGCCCGCGACCTGACGGCGGCGCTCCGTGAGTCTAGCCGAGCAGCTCGCATGGTCCGGTACACGGCTATTGGCGACGGCGGGCGCGTTGCCCCCGGCGTGGCGGACAAGATCGTCTCCACGGTCAAGGCCGCCGGCCTTGCCTTCGTCGGCTATACGCACCATTGGCGGGAAGCTCAGGTAGCTACCGACTGGCGCGGTCGGCTTATGGCTTCCGTCGGCTCCCTCGCTGAAGCGGACGAAGCCCTTGCGCAGGGCTGGAGGGCCGCGGCGGTCGTCTCCGTCGATCATCCGGCGCGGAGCGTGACGCCCCAGGGCGCGCGGGTCGTTGTGTGCCCGGCCCAGGTCTCGGACGGTCGTGTGACCTGCAATGATTGCCGCCTGTGCGACGCTAGCCGTCCCGGTCCCGTGATCGCCTTCCGTGAGCACGGTAACGGCGTCAAGCGCTAGTCGCGAGAAGAGGGGGTCCGTCTTGATATTGATAATCGTTTTCAATACGGACCCCTGCGTATCGGCAAAGCCTAACGATCACGGAATCATACCAAGAGAGATCTAGATCGTTACGTTGTTACGTTCTGTGATCATAGGGTCTACGGATATTCATAGAGATCTAAGATCCTGTAGATCGATCTAAGTTACTAACGGTCGCTCCTGTGCCGGCTGACGTAACGCGTAACGCCCCCACGATCTGCGCCAGCAGCGGATCGCCGATACCGCCGCCTGTTACACCTTAAAGATCAGGGGTTTACAGGATCGTCAACGATTACCGTAGCTTGCGGGTCAACGTCTAGACGATACCGCGGCGGCAAATATGGACACGTCAGGGCTTGACGTGGACCCGCGAACCCCATAAGTATCTAACACCGGAGGCCGACAAGATGATCCCCGCTCCCTTCCTCTTCCTCGCCGACTGGGCCGACACGAGCCCGGGCACGTTCATCCCCGTGGGCGTGGCCGTCACGATCCTGTGCCTTGCCGCGGCTACCTTCCTCGCCCGTTCCATTCGCTAAGGAGATCCCCATGCTCACGATCAACGATGCCCCCGCCTCTCTCAGCCCCGCCGGTGCGCTGCGCTGGCTCGCTCACAAGCTCGAGCAGGCCGCCGAGACGGCCGCCGATCATGCGGACCTGTGCCGCTCCGGCTCCATGCTGATCGACCTGCGCCACGCGGCGGAAGCCTACGCGGCCGCCGCGGACCACAAGCGGGCCGCCGCCGGCTACATGGCTCAGGCGTACGGGCTGGAGGGCCGCGAGATCGACCGCTGCGTGTCGGGCTGGCACGCAGGCGACGCCGCCTGCTACGACGTTGCCGCCGCTGACGCCCGGGAGGAGCACGCCCGCCGTCAGGTCGAGGTCGCCGCGACGATCCCCGCCTTCCTCGTCAACCAGGGCGCCACGATCTAGCGGGCCGCCTGCTTTCGCCCTTGCATCTATACCGCACCGGAATATACTAGAAGCATCGGAGGACAAGAGACCATGCACAAGCCCCTCAGCATCTCGACCAGCTACAGCGGCGCGACCGACACCCGCGGCTCCCGGATCATTGCCCGCGGCATGGGCCGTCAGGCCACGATCCCTTATGACTACGCGCTCCGCACCCTCGACCTCCACGACAAGGCGGCCCGCACGCTAGCGGATCGGCTGGGCGTGACGCTGGCGCAAGACCCCTGCGACGGCACGTCCACCGGCTGGCGCTGGATCGTGACGGGCTGAGACCTCGACGCACGCCACGCATCCCGGGTGCGTGTCGTGAGCCGGTGCCTCATCCGGACCTCACACTAGGAGCCCCACCATGGACTATCTCGACGACAAGATGATCGACGCCGCGGGCCGCGACCTGCGCGGCATGCTGGCGGAGCGCTACGGCCTTCACCTCAAGGATCAGGGCTACGGGACGCTCGACGCAGGCGAGACCCGCCGCGCCGCTCCGGCCGGCTTCGCCTCCGGCAACGTAGGCGTGCAGGTTAAGCGGGACCGCACCGCGGACGTGCTCACGGTATGGCTCGACGCTGACGGCGTGCCGAGCGGCTCCTACGCCAGCGCGGTGGACCTGAACATGTACGACGTCCCCGGCATCTATGACGCGCTGCGCCGCGCCCTCGGGACGGGCGGCTGGTGGGCCGTCCAAGCGGTCCACGACGGTACGGATCTCGCCCTTGTCGAGGTGCCCGAGGGCGAGGGCGGCGCGCCCTACGCCGAGGCCCTCGCCGACGCGCAAGATCAGGCGCGCGCCGCCGGTCCCAACTGCCGCGTCTACACCTTCGCCTAGAGGAGCACGCCATGACCCGCACCGCCACGAAGCCCGCCGCCCCGGCGACCGAGACCGAGGCCACGATCAACACCGCCCGCCCGCCTGCGAGCGCCCGCCCCAAGGGGTGGGCCGCCGCCGAGGTGCAGCCCGTCACCCGCACCGATACGAGCCTGCCCGTCATGGGTGCATGGCTTCACCCCTCCGGGCGCCTCGCCGTCCACCGCCTGACCTACGAGGGCAACGTCCGCGGCTACATCGCCGTGGGGATCATCAACGGCAAGGCGTGGCGCATCGGCGAGGGCACCGCCGCCGAGGTGCGAGCGTGGGCCGCCCGGGCGGAGGCCGCGCTCGCTGAGCTGACCGAGGACGTATGGCGCGACCTCGACGCAGCGAGCGCAGCCGACCGGGAGGGCTGGCCCAGCCGCGCCCGTTCGTGGCCTGACTTCGCCCAGGTCATGCAGAATCACTACGCCACCCACGTCTAGGCCGCCGGTCGCAGCGCGACGAGAGCCCTCCTCCGCGAGGTGGGTTGTCGTGGCGCCCCGACCTGCATATACCGTTGTGCTATCACCTGTTCAGGAGGACCGACCCATGAAGATCTTCTACGACAACGAGGCCCAGCGCCTCGCCTCCATCCGCAGCCATACCGCCTACATCCTGCGTGTCCTGCGCGAAGACGCCGAGGCCATGCTCCGCCTCCCGGCCAAGGGCAACGCCTTCGCCCACGGCCGCGTCGACGCCTACGAGCGCGCCATCAGCCTGCTCTCCCTGATCCAGGGCTCCCTCGACGCGCCCATCATCGACCCGGACGCCGACGCGGACGACGAGGTCGAGCCCGACTGGGCTCCCGACGCAGGGCTTTGAGTATCCACAAACGCAGCAACCCCGACGGCTATGCCGTAACACGATTGTCAACGGAGACCACCATGGAACGCGAGATCGAGATCATCGACCCGGTGAACAGCTACAGCCACGTCGCGAAGGTGCACTACTGGTACGTCGATGAGAGCGAAGGCGACGAGCGCCCGGACTACCGTCTCGACGTGGAGATCGTTGCCGTGAACGTGTCCGAGGAAGACGGCGTATCGACGCGCGACGTGGAGCCTGAGCCGTGGATGAAGCGCGCCGCTCTCCGCGAGCTTGAAAGCGAGCTGGACATGGAGCTTAGCGTTGCGTCGGAAGATCGCGACGTTGTGATCTTTTGAAGCTTACAGGAGCTTATCGTGAACGACGCTCTAGATATGATCGTTGCGGGGGTCATGGTCCTCGGGACCATCGGCGCCTACAGTCTCATCTTCGTGGCTGCGCGCCAGCCCGCCGCCCACTTCGAGTACCGATGGAAGAAGAAGGAGGACAAGCCGTGAGGACGAATGAACCCCTGAGCGTGAAGCTCGAGCTATCCGACGACCGTGCCGTCGCGACCATGTGCCTGCCAGGGATGGGTGCAGGCGCCACCGTGACGCGCTCCGGGCGCGACGAGCGAGAGGCCCTGAGCGCCACCCTGCGCGCCCTCGCGGACCTCGTGGACAACCGCCACCGCGCGGCCAAGCGAGAGGGCGACACGACGTGGGTGCGCGTCTCCCTCGACGTGGATGTGAAGGTGGCGCAGGCCGAGGCCGACCGCGCCGAGACCTTGGAGAAGCGCTCGATGAACGGCGACCGGCAAGCCGCCGCCGAGGAGATGAGCCTCGCCATGTCGTGGATCGCCGCTGCGCTCCACGACGAGGACGCGCGCGACTGGCAGAGCTTCTCGTGGTCCTTCAGCGATGACTGCGAGGACTTCAATCTTGCCTAAGCCCAAGCCGCACGTCGTGAGGATCGACTACACCAACTGGCGAGGCGAGCGGCGCATGCGCACCGTGCAGCCTCTTGAGTTCTACCTTGGCGAGGTGTCGTGGCACCCGGGTCGTCAATGGCTGATGGACGCCATCGACCTGGAGCGCACCGACGACGACCGCACCCGCACCTTCGCCCTCTCCGGCGTCCACTCTTGGAGAGCCGCCTAACCTTGCGCAAGCCTGACCACCGACCCCCGGGAGCCTCGTGCCCCGGGGGTTTTTCTCGTTCGCGCCGCTGGGCCCGGACGTTCAGAGGCCCCGGCGCACCACGCACCAGGGCCCCACCGCAGACCGCTTGCCCCGCTTGTCCGCGACGTGGACCTCGTATCAGGCCGGCCGGCTGGCCGCTACGATTCGCGCGAGCCGTTCGTCAAAGTCCACGTCCACCCGCACCGCGGTCTCGACCTGAGCCACCTGCTTCGTCGGCAACTCGACAAGGCCGCAGCGGTCGAGGATGATCTCTGCTGCCTTGAGCCGGTCCTTGGGCGTCGTGCCCTCGTCCTGCATCAGGTCGATCAGCGTGCCGAGCGCAGCCTCGGCGGCGTCCTCGAGCTCCTGCCCAAGGCTCTGCTTCCGGAGCAGCCGGCCCTTCTCAATCGCCGTCTTCACGGCGGGCTCCTCGGCCCAGCCCCACACCGTGTGCGCCCGGATGGACATGCGCTTCGACACGTCGCGCACCGTGTAGCCGGCGCCGAGCAACTGGATCGCCATGGCCCGGACCTCGGGCTCGCCTGCGAACTTCGTCTGCTCCGTGAGCATGGCGACCACCTCGGCCTCCGCCGCCGGCGCCACGGACACGACCCGCGCCGTCGAGGAAACGGGCGGACCGTAGGACGGGGCGACGGGATGGTCCGTCTGCGCCATGCCAGGGAGGCGCACGGCGTTAATGGTCGGGGCGGGTTGGATGGGCTTCTCTCTTGGCACAGGCACCTCGACCCAAAGCATAACCGCAGCGTCAAGTAAACGCCGCGGCTCTTGCTTCCCTTGCGGCCCGTGTTACGTCGAAGACGTCGGCCCCGCTGCGTTCTTTCTACGCTCCACACGGAGCGCGGTTCGGCGCGCGTGCAGCTCGCAGAAGGAGCCCTTCGTCCCCTCGACGAGGTAGGGCCCAGGGTTCTTGCACTTCAGCTTGCTGTGCGGGTCGATCTTGTAGGTGCACTGGCGCTCGGCCGTCGAGGCCCGACGCTTCACCCGCTCGGGCATGTCGTCGTGTCTCCAGGTCACGCGCATCGGCGTCGCAACGCAAGAACGTTCGAGCCGGGTGGCGAGGCGGAGGGCCCCGGCCTCCCCGATCTCACGGAGCAGGGCAGCCGCGGCCTTCGCGTGCTCGACGGTCACGGGGTAGCCGAGGGCGTGCCGGCTGGCGAGGATGCCGAGCGCATCGTCGTCCCGCCTGCGCCAGAACAGGGCGAGGTTCGCCGAGTCCTTGCTCACGAACACCTCGAAGGTGGGAGGCAGCGTCACGGGCACGCCGCCCTCCCGGCTCTTCGTCGAAGGCCAGAACTCAGTCGGCGTCGCCACGTACCACCTCGTCTTCTGCGACGTGGTTGTCGACCGACGAGCGCGAGAACTGGTAGACCCGCATCGGCGCGCCGTTGATGCGCGTCACCGTCGTGCGGCTCTTGATGGTCTTCCCGTTGCGCGTGCTCTCGGAGTGGACCAGCCAACCCCGCTCGGCCCAGCGGTCGAGGATCTCCTCCACCTGGAAGCCGATGGGTTCGAGCACCTCGCGCAGCGCGTGCGGCATGATGTTGATGGTCTGCCACGACTCGCGGTTGTCCCAAGCGCCGGCCCAGCCTCGACCCGGCACGCGGGGATTGCCGTCGCGGTCGGTCTCGTGCCGACCCCAGAAGCGGTTCTGGTTCGCAGCACACCAGCCAACGACCTCGATGAACGCAGCGTGCGGCCGGTCCTTCTCGGTCTCGATCTGCATGACCGCCTCCAAGGCGAACGCCATGGGGTCTTCCTCGGGGTAGGGCACGCCGAGGCTCTCATGCACGATGGTCGAGGCGAGGTGCAGGGTGGCGAGGTTGCCGGCGTGGCGCCGGCTCACCGCCGTGCGGGCGACCGCCGCGTACTGGTCTCGGGTGTCGCGCCACACTTCGCGCAGGGCCTCGTGCTGGTCGGCCACGCTCACGAGGTAGTGCATCAGCCGCCGGCCCAAGTGCCCGTAGTGCTCCGCGATCTGTGCAGCGAGGAGCTCGGCCGCCTGCCCGCCGACCTTCATGCCCACGCCCATGGGCTTGCCGGTGATGCTCAGGACGCGCGCCCGCGTGCCTCCGTCCTGCGAGAAGGAGGTCGCCGCGCTCTCGCCCGACGTGAGCATGACGCTGCGCCAAGACGCCGTCTGCCTCGTCCCGTCGGGCGCTCCACGCCCGCGGCCCTGACCGTTGGCGAAGTCATAGACCACGTCGCGCACGACCTTGGTGTCCTTCGCCCGCTTGGTCTCGTCGAGGATGACGGGAAGGTGGCAGAGGAACCCGCAGATGCGCTCGATGAACACCTTGGTGGCGTCCCACGAATACATGGCCGTCGGCATGTTGTCGGCCGGTCGGCCCCACACGCTGGCCGCCACGCGCATCGCCGTCGTCTTGCCGCTCGACGTCTCGCCGTTGAAGTCCACGATGAACGAGGGGCTGCCGAGGATCTCCAGCATCGGCGCGGCGCACGAGGCGTAGAGCGCGACCCACATCGGGGTGAAGGGGCGCATGGTATCCATGGCCTCCAGCCATCCCTCCCAAGTGCCGCCCGGCTTCCAGCCTTCGAGCACGCTCTCCAACCCGGGCTGCGGGGAGAGCTCCACGCCACCCTCTTCGCTCTGCGCCGTGGTGTAGAACGCATCGGGGAGGAGGAACCCGTGCATCCCTCCCTGCCTGATCCTGCCCATCCGGCTCGCCGCCTGCGAGGCAGCGAAGCGGTGCATGTTCTCAGCCTCGAACTCCGCGAGCCACTCCACGACCGCGCCCGACGTGTTCGAGGTGACGGGCACCTCCAGGTCCGCGAGGCCGATGAGCTTCTGCCCGTTCATTAGCACGCCGCGGTCGATGGGGCGCACCGTCCAGCCTGCCGGGGTGCGCCACATGAGCAGCCGCTTGGCCGTGCCGGTCAGCACGTCGTGCGTGCGGCCCACGATGAAGATGGGCGCCGTCGCAACACGAGTGGCGTTGGCTGACCCGTCCGCGAGGATGGAGAGCTTGAACACACCCGTCGGGTCCACCGTGTAGCCTCGCGGCACACGGAAGGCGTCGAGTACGTGCGGCTCTACCAAGCTTGCAGGCGGAGCCCCCGCTCCGAGGGCGACCCCGAGCGAGATGAGTGTGTTGTCGTTCACCACTCCGATAACACGGTCGAGCGAGGCGCGCCTCCTCTCGGTGACCAATCGCTTGAGCGCAGAGCGCAGCGCCCTGCATCGAGTGACCTGCCCGGGGATGAGCTCGATCACGGCGAGGATGCCGGTGACCTGGCCCTCGTCGGACACCCATGCGTCCGCGATGTCTCCGAGCGCCTCGGGCCGCTGGATGGCAGCCCATGCGCCGAGATGGCCGTCCTTGTCTCCCTGGAGGCGGGCCTGCAAGTTCTGGAGGTAGTCGAGGCCGGCGCTCACGGTGTCGCGCTTCTCCTCGGTGTCTTCGTACTGCTGCATGTCGTCGTTCATGTTCACGTCCGAAGGTAGAGGAACCCGCGAGGCTCGATCAGGTTGTAGTGGCGGAGCTTCACGAGCGCGAGGTTGATGGAGGAGTGCGCGAAAGGAACGCGCGACTTCAGGGAGGATAGCGTCTCGCACGGCTGCGTGGGGTTGTCCCACGCCTCTTGCACGGCGTTGAGCACCGCTCGCTCCGAAGGCGTGAGGCTCTCCGGCACAGCCGCTCCGGGCGTGGGCACCACTCCGTCGGAGAGAATGAGGCGCCGGCGCATCTCTGCCACCAGAGACTTCGTATCCCGGTCGGCGCGGTTGAGCGCGTCGGCGAGGTCGAGGAGATCCGTCTGCTCGTTCTTCTCGGCGCGCGCCTGGAGGATGCGCACCGCCTTGTCGATGAGCGCGTCGGTCTCGGGGCCCGGCACCGTCTTGCGTCCCGGGGAGCTACGCTTCCGCTTGCGCGGCATGTGAGGGTAGGGCACGCCGGCCCGCTCGCAGTAGCGCACGAGGCGCATGTAGACCTTGCGCACGTTCATCTTGGTGGGCTCCATGCCGAGCTCCACGGCGATCTCCATGAACTCCTTGCCGGCCTTGCGGTCGGCGTAGATCTTCCCAGTCTGGAGCTCTTCGCGGCTCTCCTCGCGGCGCGCGCTATCCGCGCTGTAGCCGGCCACCTTCAGGCGTCGATGGATGTTCCGCACACCGCAGCCCTCCTCTGCGGCCAAGGTCTTCACGCACATCCCGTTGCGCAGCTTCTTCCACACGCGCTCGGCGCGCTTCGTCGTCCAGCTCTGACCCTTCACAGTACACCTCCGCTGATGGACCCACCTGCATGGGTCGTCGAGAGCATGCTCGACACGAGCTGCTTCCTCACCACCTTGAGCTCCTTCTCGATGTCCGCGTGCGCGGCTCGCATCTGCTTGTTCTCGTTGCGCACTTGCTCGAGGAGCTCGAGCCCCTCGGCGACGAGCGCCTGGGTATCGCGCTTCGTGGCGCGGTCGGGGTTGGCGAGGCGCCACGCGAGCTGGCGCATGACGCGCTGCGCGCCGTCGATGGCCGGGCAGGTGTGCCCCGGCACCCCGGACGGAACGGGCGTGTCGCTGACGAACACCGCCGCCTCTTCGCGCGCCTCCTCAGCGAGCTTCGCAAGCTGGCGCAGGGCGAAGCTGGCGCGCTCACGCATGTTCTCGTGGCCTGCCATGAGCGTCTGCTGGATGCCCGCCGCGAGCACAGGGTCGTACCGATGCGCCTCCTGCGTCTCGAACCACTGCACGTACTCGCGGCTCTC